GATGAAGCCCTCCTGTATCGTGACGTTGAGGAGTTGGATGTAGCCATCCAATAAAGAGACCCCATCCGAGAACAGGGTGACTTGTTGCTTTGCATAGGCGTTGTATCCGCCCTGCACATTCACGTCATAGTAGTGCTTGAAGAACGCATTGTTTGCGTCTGTTGCTGGCAGGTTGAAGTTCTGGGTGATGGGCGAGAAAATGACCGCAGGGTCACGCAAATCTGCCACGTTGTAGTCCAACGAGATGCTCTCGTCTCCGTAGGTGTCAAGGTACCCTGTGCTTGTTTGGATTTTTAGAGCCATAGTTTATTTTTCACGGGGTTGGCGTACTGGAGGGTGAAGGTGTACTGCACCAAGTTATCGTTGACGGAGGTCTTGTAGGTGACCTGTGTGTCTGTCAAAATTACGCCCAAGTCCATCTCCACCAACTGCAAGGTGGAGGACAACATCATTTGCTTGACGGCCTCGTTCATTTGTTCGGGGATGAATCCAGTATTCACCACCAACTGTTCCTGTCCTTGCGTGTTGAAGTATTGCTTGGATGCTGCGTAGGAGGGTATTGAGGCGGTTCCTGCTGAACGAGTGATGACATTTGAGGTGTAGGTATCTCGCTCGATAGTTATGCTCTCTACGCTCTTCTTTTGGACAAGCAAATAATCCCAAGCCCCGTACCTATTTTGGAAGGCAATCGTGAGCGGGGTGTAGCGTGGTTCGCATTGCACCTCGAATCGGTAGGTACGTTGGACTGCCGTGTTCAACAGAAACTCAACGGTGTACCATTGCAGGTTCGTAACCGAGGACGGCTTGGTGGTGATTGCGGAGGAGTTGAGGTTGCTGATTCCCACAGGAACGTACCACATCCAGTTCTGCGAGTTATTGCCTCCCGTGATGGAAAGGGTAGAAAAGAGCAAGGTAGCGGAGGTGCCGTTGGAGTACGTCACTCGCATACGATCGGGCGGGTTTGTATCTCCAAGCATCACCCCCATCGTCATCTCTTGGTTTGACCAAATCGGAATGCTCACAGGGCTTTGCGGCATAGAGGTCAAGTACCCTCCCGTGCTTGTGGCCACGTTCAGATTCAGTCCCTCACTCACTTCGCTGAATCCATCGTATGCACGGATGCTGCTCGAGGTAGCAACAACCGCTCCGACTCCTGCTCCGTTGGTGAACTCACGGAACTTGACCTGCACGTTCACGACAGAGCCAACTGTGTTCTGTGCATCTCCGTCATCGTGGGCTATCGTTGTAGCCGAAAGGTACTGGTCTACCACGTTACGGATGTCCAAGTACCCGTACCTGCCCGATACGGGATCGGGGCGCATCTTGAAGCGGTACACATAGTTGGCAGGGACGGAGGCAATGGAACCAGTCCAAACAAATACGTCAGCGATGTATGCGAATCCTGCCGAGGCGTAGGCGGTAGAGTCCAATCCGTACACCATAGGTGAACTTCCAAAGGCATAGGAGGGAGGTTGTTGTACAATGGTGATTGCCATTACTTATATTTTTTGTTCAATTCGTTTATGGTAAATTCAAGGAACTGCATCACGTCCAGCTCGTATGCTTGGCGCAATTCCTCGGGGAGTTTCTCGTACCCAAGTTGAAAAGGTCTGGAGTAAAAGTGGGTAGGGTCGATTCCTTTGTTCTTGATTTTCAACATCACCATACTGGCGGTCTCCGAGTAGGAAAGGAACTTCTTTGTCTTGATGTCCTTGAATTGAATCTTGCGCCTTGCTACCCACGCATATATTGGCCCGAACGGGGGCATCTTGCCCTTCTTTCTTCCCTTGTCTACCCACTCCCCATATTCAGCCATCAAGAAGTCAAACTCAATGGAGCGGGGGTTCACCTTCGTTTCGTAGGCGAGCGAATTGTACAGGTTCTTGGTGACGTTCTTCTTTTGCTTGGTTAGGTTCGCCCGAGATTGCTGCACGAGGTACTTCCCAAATTTGTCAAGGGCAAACTTGGTATTCTCAGCTTTTTTTAAGTCGGGCTTTCCAGACGCCATCAGCAGATGATTGTCGGATTCGGGGTCATAATTTGGAGGGTGAACTTCCACCCGCACAACGTGTTCTCGTAGTCCTCATCAATCGGCTCGCAGACGGGGTCATTCACCAACTCAAATCCATCGGAGTACAAAGCACCCCTGCGGAGAGATGCAATCATTTGCTGCGCTGAAAAGAGCGCACGGTGGTAGATGTCCTGCTTAATCGCCACCCCTTGAAATGAGTACGGGTCTACGTTCGGATCTTGCTTGGAATAGTCCACCACGTCCATCACCAAGAGGTCAACCTCGTAGGTAACCGTCCGTTCGTTTACGGTGGCGTTCCCAACCAAGATATGACAAAGCGGGAAGAGGGTCATCTTCCGCATATCCACATCGAAGATGTTCCCCCAAGTCGTGGTGGTGATATAATCAGCCGAGGTTGCTGCCGATTGCAACGCCTCGCAGAGTTGATAGTAGCCGTATTTCATACATATAAAACCTCCTACCTGTTTTGTTGTCGCAGGAGGGCTTGGTCAACCCGTGACTTGTCAATCTCGTAGGCAAGCCAAGTAAGGCATTGGTTCAGCGGGAGATTCGTGATGGCTTCACTATTGAGTACATTTCCGCCAGCAAGCTGATGGATGATTGCAAACCATCCCCATTTTTTAGCGAACTGGCTTTTGATGTCCGCAGCTCTTTGGTCGCTGGGTTCGGACTCGAAGACAGTAGGGAACCTATCTGTAATGACAGTTGCAAACGAGTAAAAAAAAGTCGACACCCCTCCACGATGTCCATTGTTACATTCTCGAATGCTGCTCCATCGTGCTTCGCTGGGTTGTATGCCTCGATCTCGTAGCGGCCTGCCGCCTTTTGGGTGATGGGTCGGTAGAGAACCCCAAGCCATTTGGTAGCGTTCTTGATGGAGTCCTTCATATACTCCTGTGCGTCAATGAACTCACCCGTGGTGATGTCCTCCAAGTTCGGATGAAAGCCGTACTCAACCTCCCCGATTTTGATGATGCGCTTGAGGGCGGGCTTCTCGTTGAGGGTGAATTGGATGAGCGTCTCTATCTCCTCGAGTTGCGCCTTTGGGAAGAGCGGGTACTCCTCTTGGTCAATGCCGCAGAAGATAGAGAGAGCCAGAGGGCTGAAGGTCTCGTCCGTGGGGTTTGCCCCCATAAACCGCTGGTAATCTTTTAGGGTGATGTCAGCGAGTTCGGTTGGTATGATTATTTTACGAAGCATTCCTGTCGGGTGTTATTGATATTCTCGATGTCAAAGAACTGCACATCGTGGTACAGGTTCTCGGCTAACTCCTGCGCTTTCTCTTTGGTGATGGACGCAAGGGCTTCCCTCCAGTCCGATGGGGTACGGCAGAGGATTGAGTTGCTCTCGTTCAAGAGAGGCGTGTACGGGTGCATCTTTTGTGCGATTATGCACGTCTTTGTGAATCCTGCCTCCAACGCTTTGAGGTTGGACTTGCAGCGGTTGAACTCGGTTGGTGCGAGTGGTGCGATAGACACGTCCACCTGCCTGTACAGTTCCCCGTAGTTCTCGTAGTTCTTTTTATCGAATGCCTGCCGTGTACCAATCGCCTGTTGGTAGTATTCGATGGAATACGAGTTGTGAGCAGATAGGTTGATCTCGTTCCAATTGAGGTCGTAGTCGTGATGCAAAGCACCAAGATACCCGATGCTCAACTCTTCCGTGACCTTGTCCGTCTTCCATTGCTCCCGCCTCGGGTCGATGCCATTGGGCAGAATATAGATAGGGACGTATGGATTAATCTTTTGAATCTTCTCTGCCAGATACTCGTTGGTGGTGTGAATCTCGTCTGCTATTTTAAGCGAGTTGAGAATCTGCGTTCCCTTTGCGAGTGACTTGTTGACGTGATCGGTAGGCAGGTTCCACCAATCGTCCAAGTCCACGATGAACTTGATGTCGTACTTACGGAGCAGGGCCTTGAACTTGTTGTGGTCTTTGGTAGCCAGACCCCTGTTCACGACAAGGTGCGTGATATGCCCCTTCAGTTGGTCGAGGTCGGCAATCGTGCCGAACTTCACCGCAAAGCCACGCATCAGTAAGTCCTCGTAAGGAACTTGGAGTCGGTGGTAGTAAACTCCGTTGGGTTGACCTACTACTAATATCATCTCAATGAATATCTGCCAAAGTTAGGGTTTGCCTTCTTATTAAATACCGCATATCGGGCCGCATCGAGGGCGTGATCCATAACGCTAATGGGCTTATTAAGCAGGTTCCCGTTTTTGTCCTCTGCCCACTTGTAGTTCTGGAGTTCTTTGATTAGGTTGCTGCTCCGTGGGGTAGCCAGTAGGCGGAACCGCTTCATCATATCAATGCCCGCCATCACGGAGTCGGGGCCTTTGGCGGTGGGCTTAACGTTCCACCCAAAGCGATGCAGCTCGTCAATCGATTTGGGTTCTGCGCTATCGGCAAAGATTTCCGCATACCTACTGATGCCGAGGTCGGTCAGCACATTGTGGATGTCTCGGTTCGTCATCCCCGTGCGGTAGATGAGTTCGTCCATATAAAGAGCGTCCCCGTACTCGTATACACCCACGAGGGAGGTCGGGTCGTTTGTGTAACCGAAGTCCATTCCATAAGCCAGTAATTTTGCCCCTTGCGGGAGGTCGCTTGTTGAGTAGGTGAATACGGCTGCTCGGTTGCTGCCCCGTTCGCCCAGACCGTACACCCTCCAGTAGTCCTCATCCGTAAACTGGAGGCGTTCAATTTCGTCAATGATGACGGCATCCAGAAAGGGGTTGTCCTTGTAGGTGGTTTGGTAGAAGTCGCAGTCATCACGGGTCAATACCTTGTCGTAGATCCAATGGAAGGAATCGGAGGGGTTGTAGTCGAGAATGATTTTGCCGTCCGTACGGAATACGAGCTGCTGCCAGTCCTCAAAAAAAAGTTGGTTCGCCTCGTTGATGTACAGGAGGTTGCGCTTGCGTCCTCGTATCTTTTGCGGTTCATCAAGGGAAATGAACTCAATTAGGTTCCCGTTCAACCTGTATTCGTGGCTGGACATATTGTGGTCCTCCTCTCGGTACAGATGGTGCTTGCGTAGTATGTCAAGGAAGTCCCGCATAACGGAAGCTCGCAGGGACGGGAAGGTCTTTCGGCAAATAGTGATGACCTTGCCCTCGTTCTGGGAGCAGTAATAGAAAATCACCCAGAGCAGGATGTTGTACGTCTTCCCGCTCCGAGTGCCTCCCTGCTCTACTGTTATGCGCTTGTCGCTCCGCAGTAGGTGGTCAAATACCTTATTCGTTCGTATCGTCCCCAAGAACTTCGATTTGGAACATCTTTCCGTTTACGGCTTCTACCTCTTGGCGTTCAACGTACCCACGCTTCTTCCCTTTGGTTTTAAGAAAAAAGATGGTTGCCGTGGAATTTCCTTCCTTTATTTGCTTATGTAACTGACTCTCTGCAAAGTCAATAGCCACATCTGAAAGTTCATCGACTGCTGCTTGGTACGCTGTGTCTTCCTTATACCATTCGTAGTGCGTCTGGCGGGCGATGCCTACTTGCTTGCAAGCCGAGGTAACTACACCGAGGGATTTCTCGAGTGCCTCTATCATTGCCTTTTTATGTATGTCAGTTTTAGTCATCGTTTCTTGTATTGCTCGCTTATAATAACGGGAACGGTATTCTTCCAAGTAATATGGTGGTGAAGGCGTTTATTCTTCCTCCCCATTAGGGAAACGTGAACGGATGACGGCATATTAATAACCGTTGTAAATGCCTTGCAATATGTTCCGTATCGCAAATACATATCCGTAATACCTCCCGCTTGAGATTGCGTTGCCTTCTGATTTAACTGCAAGCCCATATAAGTAAAGAACAAATGACCTCTACTCCCGAGGGTAGTGTATGTATTCACGTCCTCGTTCATTGCTCCTACAAACTTAAATGGACGTTCAGTAGAACAGAGAAAACTATTCATACACTTTCTCTTGAGCTTGAGGGATTGAAACCCTCCGATATGGTCTCCCCCTTGTGAGAACGCTATTGAGAGGCAGGGAACCGAATCAAAGAATTTAATAAATGACTCAATGATTTTGTCAAATGACTTGATTGCTGCTCCCTCCTCCTCGTTTCGATAAAGGAAGGAGGTGTAGTCATCGTCAAGTTGCATAAAGTATTTCTTGCCTATCTTCTTGGCTATATCAAAGGAGGCGTTTCGTGCGTGGGTTATGGTTCGCCTCTCGTTAAAATTGTTGCACTCGTCCGATTCGTCTGCGTATTTTTTCTTGTCGAAGACGTGAACCTTTGCCTTGCCGTAATTCTCGATGTACTTATCAAGGGTCTTGTCCTC